TGGTGTATAGATGCGTATCCGCTCATTCGTGTCATCATCATGTAGCGAAGAGCGTCGTAGGCGTGATCTTCAGCCTTAGTATCTACGTCTTCACTGTTTGTCTTGGACAGAGGTATCCCTGCCATTTGCTTGATGATATTGCTACACGTAGAAAAGATACGCAAACGGGGTTCACCGCTGTACGGCTCTTTTGCTAGCCGACGATGAACTTCCATCTTTCCTTGAATTCTGTTTCTGTCGGAAGGCGTCCAGCGCACTCCCTGTCTCATCATCACTTCTGCTATCGATGGACCGAAGCCTGTCTTATTCCAGCACGACGAGTCCAAAACAGTGTAGTGAGGTAGCGGGTCGAGTTGTTCCGCTTCTAGTATTTTATCCGCCAGTTCTTCTGCTGTCAAGTGTTTTTGATATAGTTCTCTGTAAATCCAAATATTATTGTCCCAGTCGATTGCGCCCCACAAAACGCAGGACGGCGCAGCATAACCGTAATCCGCTGCGCGGATGCGCGGCCAGTTGGTTGGTAAGTCGAATGGCTCGACCACGTGCCGCGATCTTGAGAATTCGGGGAAGGCCGCTCCCTCCGCCACGTCCCAATCCCCTTCAAGAAGTCTCTTCCGTTCGACTTCCGGGAGCGATCTGAGCATAGCCTCGTACTGGCCGTCTGCTAACAGATAGGGATTGTCGGTCAACCGCGCTGGAACAAACTTGCGGAAGAAGAGCGG